TATTTATTTATTATTATTATTATTATTCCGTTTTTATTTTTCGGGCATGGTATAACCACCCCCCCAATCGCGTTTAAACCACGTTAAAGAACTTTTTTTCAGGATTTTGAGGTGTGTGAAATTTTTGCCCCTCAAAAAAAATAAATTTTTGTCGGTAACTTCGCGCCCGCCCGATTTATTTTCTTAACCTATCTTAACCAAATAACCCCCCTAATCCCGCAATCCGCCCCTTATTCGCAATATTTCTTTGCGTTTCTTCACAATCCCCGCACCGCGCCCGCAAGGGCGCACATATAAATATGGTATAATCCCACAAATAAATAACTCTTGACTTATATAATCCCTTATGTTATAGTTACGCCTATGCTGTAAATGCAAAGGCACATGGTATAAATACAATAAAATAACGCTTGACTTATTTTAAAACCTTTGCTATAATACGCAGCAACATAAGACGGCGAAAGCTGCCTTACATAAAGATGGTATAAAAACCCCTTGACAAACGCAAATAACTGCGCTATAATACGCAACATTAATCAAGCAACGGCTTATCGTATAAAGATACAATCAAAGACTTATTGCCTAGCCCGCAGCCATACCCCTTGCCCGCTTATCTCTTACTTAATAGGGCAGCTTATAGGGATTCGCGTTGAGATTGGTATCAGTGTAAGACAACGATTATTTGCTTGACAAACCGCACATAAACCTGGTATTATGCGCAACATGAAATAAAGGCAGCCAAGCTGCCCTTTACAAAGACTTTTAAGTATAGTCTAAAAATAATACTTGACAAACTAAATTAGCTGCGGTATAATACGCAGCAACATAAGATAGCGATTGAGGGCTGCCAAGCCTAATAGGATATAAGTGAGTAAATCCCGCAAGGGTGAGTTCTACCTATAAGGATGGTATTAAAAGCATAGATTATCGCAATAGTCCCCCCGATGCGTCCCCTGCCCCGCATGGCGCAAGCTAGTTAGGGCTAATACTAACTACTGATAGGCATGGTACGCCTTGCCCAATCAGACAAGATTTGTAAGCGCGTAAGCGATTACAAACGTTCTTTTAGCTTCACGGCGCGTGAAAGCCACAATTCCGATGCGCGGATATATAGCCCTTAGCATTTGCGAGATGAGCAAACCCCGCTGTCAAGCGGGGTTAGGTGGAAATCCTATGCCCGCCCTAGTCTTGGGTGGTATTCAGGGCAACAGCCTTTGGGAATGGTTAGACCATCCCCACTGTGTGTACAAGTAGAAAAAAGGTAACGATATGTAGGCAGGCATTTGTGAGATGCGAAGCATTGAACAAACATAAGTCCACAGCTACATATACGCGCCCGACTGCGGAAGTTCCGCGCCCCCTGCGGGTTACGGTAAAGTGATTACCTGCGAATGGTTAAGCCTTTGCCCCCTGCCCCGTATGGCGTGAGTAGTCCGTGAAGCATTTGTTTGAGCAAACTAGTGTATTTAACAGAAGTACCTGCGGGCGAAGCAATTACAAACGCAGGTACTTTGATTAAGTACCCCCGCTGCCCTCATTGCGGGCAAGCATAACCCCCTAAATGGAGACCCTAATCATGCTTTTTGAAACCAAAAAACTAACCCCAAACATGACCGCTATATGCGTGAACACAGCCCGCGCCAAAGGCTACCCTAGCTTTGAAGCAATGGTACATCACTATCCTGCGAATAACGCCCGACACGGCGTGGAAGTTGCCCAAATCAAGGGGCAACTGCGCGAGTACAACAATGGCGGCGGCTATATTACTGAACTGGTGGTAAAAATCCGCCTAGCGAAGTCTGAACTGACCGCTAAACGCTTGGCTGCCGTGCTGGATGATGCCTATTTGTTTGCCATCTATCAGGCTGCCTTGTATTTCGGCGATGACCCTGATGCTAAGTATCCCTTGTGGACTGCCCCTAGTCCCTCTAACATTGCCCTGCCAAGTGATGCGATTGCGGATGCTATCCATAACGCGGACGGTTTTGGCGAGGTTTGGCGTAAACAACTTGTGTCTACTTTGTCTGTAATAATTTCTGTGGGAGCATAGGGAGACCCTAATTATGAACCTTGAAACTATCCAACTTTCCCCCACCGCGATGGGGTATATAAACTGGAATGATGGTAACGCTATTGCGAGCGTGTTCCTTGACGTGTACGCAACGCCTGATGATATTGAGCCTATGGCGGAATACCGCGAGCGCGTGGCGAAGCAGGGCGACGCGAGCGATATGTACTGGGCACTTGCCGATATGTGCGTGGTACATTGCCCCGACGACAAGCAGGCGTTCGCAACGGCGCAGAATGAAGCCATTGAATGTGGCTGCTTTAACGAATATTTATAGTTGAGCGCGAAGCGATTAACTACCCCGCCCGCGCCGTGCGCGGGCAACAATGGAGCATAAAAAATGAAACCTATGTATATGCAGCCCGTTATCAAAAGTGATAACGGCGAATACCGTATCGCCTGTGGTACTAATGGCTTGCGCCGTTTGGATGGGCGGCTTAATGACCGCAATAGACAAGAGCAAGCCCTGTGGAAATATTTAGGGCTGTCTGAATTTGATAAGGGCAAAGCAGTTGGCTTTGTTGTAGCCACCCTTGATACGCCATTGCGTGATAGACCCCTAGTGGCTGATGTTGATTTTGTTTTCTTAATTAAGTAATGGAGTCTGATTATGTTTAGTTTGATTGAAGCTGTTGAGAAGTTTGCGCGTGAAACGCCCGCTGCTTATTTACCTATGGATGTGCCTGTTGGCAAGGCGCATTTCGTGCGCCTGCGTGTGGAGTATGACAAAGGCGGTGTGAACACATGGAGTGGTGTGAATGAACGCCGTGGCTATCGTTTGCACATTACGTTTTGCGAAAAAGAACCTGATGGCGGGTACAGCTATACCCCCACTGCCAAAACAAATTTGCGTTTGTTTATTGGTAATGAAGTGAAACGTAACAGTAATAAGGCTTTTCGTGAAGCAATGGCAGACCTGCGCGACCGTTGGTTGCAAGGTGCAGCGTTTCGTGAACGTCTTGCGCAGATGGAAGCCTTAATGATTAAAGAAGCGAGTGTGTAGAATGATTTTCACAAGTAATACGATTAAATGTTTGGCGCAGCTTGCGCCGAAAAAAGAGTTGCGCCACTACCTTAACGGCGCGTATTTCAACCTTGCCAACAAGACCATTGAAATAACTGATGGTATGTGGTGCGTGGTAATTCATGGTGCTATTTTGGGCGAGCCTGATAGTGATACCCCCCGTGGCGTATTCATACCGCATGATGTACTGACCCAAGCTGCCAAGCTGGATGATGAATGGTTTGTGCTGGATGTGCACCCCGATGGTACGGCTACATTCAATGGCATTGATATACCTGAGCTGGATGGTGCGTTCCCTGATGTGCGCCGTGTTGAAGCTGATGCCGAGCGCGAGCTTGACGGGGCGTGTTCGTTGGGCAGATTGTCCCTAGATGCCGTGAACCATGTGAACAAAGCTCTGAAACCTTTGGGCAAATCCTTGTCTATCACGCCGTGTGTAAGCACTACATGGGATTATCGTAAGCCTGTTGCATTTGAGATACATGGCACGGCTTACCGTATCAATTTATATGTTTCTTTGTGGGTAATGTAAAAATGATTTTTGATTTGAATATGCAACCCGTGAATGAGTTTATTTCAGGTTTGGAAGCGGGGCATCATATTAGTTTCGTGCCTGAAATTCGCACGGCTGATAGGATTACCTTGACCATGCCTGAATTACGGCGTATGACGCTATGCCTAAACAATGTGATACGCGCGACCATTGACCCCCAGTCTTTATGTTATCTAACCAAAGATAACGCTAGCCCAGAGCGGGCAATCGCTGCGGTGTATGCCCTTATGGATATGGCGCGGGCTGCCCTGCGCCTGTATGACTTGACGGATAAGCAGCCGATGCTAACTATTGTGGCACGCTGGTTTGATGCCAACGATAATTTGAAAGAGTATGCGGTTGCCGCATGGTTTACCGAAGTTAAACCTGCTTAATTAGTGGAGCCCTGAAATGTCTTATCAAGATACCCTGAACAAAATTATCCGCGATATTGGTAAGAACTGCGCGGAGAACTGGCAAGCATTTGATGCTGATTCTACCGAGTTACGCGTGGACTTCGGCGGGCTGTATTCTACATGGCATGAAGCTGCTGTGGACGAAGCGGAGCTGCGGGAGTTTTGCTATGCCTATGCTGAACGTTTCCCTGATGACGCGGAGTTTCAGGAAACCTTTTATGAGCATGGTATTTTTGACCCTGAATCATTGCCTGATAGCGCAGCGCAGGTATTCTACAATTCCGACCGTTGGCAATATCCGTGGCGCGATGCTGCGACCGCCTATGCGCGTGAGCTGTTTGAGTTCGTGAGCCGTGAGTATGACTTCCCACAGCCCTTGCGTGTGGAGAGTATAGACTGGACGCGCGACAACTTCTCACGCCCCGACCTCGCCGTGCTTGCGCCTATTGGTTGGGAGAACTACGCCCATGTGCTGAACTGGTTGGGGGACAACCCTGATGAGCAAGAGTGGTTGGTTGAGCGGGTGCAGTATATGACTACCCCGCGCGATGGCTACGCCCCTTATTATTCCTTTGACGAAGTGATAGCCGATGCGTATTGGATTGTGCGCTTGCTGTTGGAGCGCATGGCGTATCTGTGCTACGACCATGACAACTATCAGAGTAAATGGAATTGGTTTGAGTATTTTTCAATGAACGGCAGCGAGCTACCTGTAAATGGAGAGATTAAATGAAAACAATTTTACAAGCATGGCGTGAAAGCTATGAGCAAATGAAAAAAGACTATGCCGACAAATATCCCTATGCGCAGCAAGTGTTGAATGGTGTCTGCGAGTTTGACCTGCGCGATGGGTATGCGCCCAACTATGAACAATGGTTCGGCGACGTGGAAAAAGAAAGCACATTAAGTTTTGACGGTTTGTTTTATAGCGACCTGTGGCAGCAACAATGCGCCCAGATGCAACTGTGGGCTTTGGCTGATTTACGCAAAGACTTTGAAGCCGAAGTGCAAATCGCTGCGGTGTCTAACAGCGCGGTGCGGTGTAAGGATTTTGGTGTAGATGCACATGGCGATTATGAGCATGATGCCACGCAGGCTATGTTCGTGATGTGGTGTGCAGCGAAAGGGATTGAGCTATGAAAATGTTGGTAATCAATTATGGCAGCATGAATACTGCTGCCTTGCAGCGTATCAATGGCAACACTTATCCTAACTATGATGCTGCCGTTGATGCCATCACGAATTGTGTAGACTGCGAGTTTCCCTATGACGACCCGCGCCATGCCGAAGCACGCGATGAGATGCGCGATTGTATTTATACCTGTGATAACATGGCGCACATGGCGGAGCTGTTGAATGATATTGACGCCGAGATGTTTGTGGCACAACACTATTTCGTTGCGCTTGATTGGTATGATACAGTTAAGTCAAAGGCTGCCGCCGTGCGCCATATCGTGAGCGACCATGAGCATCTTGATGATGACGCTAAGTTGGCGGAGTGGTACGACAAGGTGGTGGACAACGAGATTTGCTATCATTTAGATGATGCGTTGAGTGATACATGGTTTACTGTGGTGGATGCGTTTACCTATACCGCCCTGTGCTACGTCTTGGAACTGGTGCATGAAGCCATCTGTGATGGCAAGGAGATGTAGGAATGTATGACCTGTTTCTATATGCGAGCGCAACGCTATTCATTTTTATGTGTGGTTTTTGCTGCGCGTTATATTTAGTCAATAGAAATTTATAGTGTAAACGCGGGGCGGATGCCCCGCAAAAGTATAAAGGAATATATAAAATGGAATTAAAAGAAATTGTTAAGCAGTTTACTACCCCTAAACTTATGAAGCTGTGCGTTGGTTTGGTTGGCGAGCGTGATGCTGCCGACCTGTTTACTGGTTTGATTACCCGCTTGGATGTTGCATACGACCTAGCCGATATGTTGGAGTGTGAGTTTCACACTGTGGGAGACACCAAAGAAGCCCTGTACATCACGTTGTGTTTGTTTAACGCGGTGGGTGTGGCGAGTGTGAAAGCGCATGAATGTCCCTATGGTGTAGTGCGCGATGTGGCATACCTGTGTTTGAACTTTACCCGAAGGGAGGATTTTTGGCATGACCGCCTGATAGAAGTTGCCCAAAGCGCGTTGTGGTGTATCAAAGGCATTAAGGCGAATGCTGTGGACGTGAACATGAATGTGGTGGTTGCCGAAGTATTGACGGCTGCCGTGAGTGGTTTTGTACAAGGAGTAGAAGCATGACGTTTTATGAAACAGTACGCGCCAAAGCGAGCGAAGCCCTGCGCGAGTTCCTAATGGATGCCCCTGTGGATGTGTATGTGGGTGATGTGCGCGAAGCGATGGTAGATGTGCGCCCTTATATAATGTTCTGCAAAGCGGCAGATGCTTTGACTGAGCTTGGCTTCTTGGAAGTGGCAAGCGTGGTGGTGCGCTATGAGCAAGACACATTTGGTAAAGTGTTTACAGACCTGTCAAATCCGCCCGATTTAGCAGCCACTGTGTATCAGTTGTTGGTGCATGAAGCGGTGGATGCTGCCGTGAGTAAGCTGGGTTTACCTGATGACAAAGTGCTGACCCCGCGCGAGCTGGCTAAGCTAGACCGCATTATGCAGGATGAGATGTTGGCGGATGGTTTTTTAAATGATGCGTGGCTGCGCTTGCCCACGCAGGGAGAGAAGTAATGAACGCAATGCCTTATACAGCAAAAGAAATTCAAACCGTGAGCTTGGCTACTGGGGTTAGTCCCTACAAGTTAAAGAAGTGGTACGCTGCGGGTACGATTGACGCGATTGAAAAAGACACGGTGCTGGATTATCTGCGCCGAACTCAAAACGCGGGCGACATTCTTGTGCCACGAGAGGATGCCATCTTTTACTTGGGCAATGACGAAGCGCGGTTGGATGCAGCGATAGCCTGTGGCGCGTTGCTGCCTACGATTGATGGTATGTTCTACACGTCTGACTTCGCCCGACTTGACCCCCATACGTTCGCCGTGTTGCCCCCGCGCCCTGAGTATACGCCGACCCGCCCGAAAAAGAACCTGCCTTTGAAGTGGTTTCCGAACACGCCCAAGAAGCAAGAAGCCTATTGGCGTGCCTTTGAGAACCGCACGGCTGCCTGTGAGTGGTGGGTTGCAGATGGTAAGACCTTTACCATCCCTGATGGCTGCCATTGTATGAGCAAGCTGCGCCTGCCCAAGAAAGTATGGCGCGTGAACATGGAAGCCAACGCCCCCCTGTATGCGGCTGATGTTCCCGCCGATGTGAATGGTAAGAGTACGCGCATCCGTGTGCAGGGGTACTCAAACTCGCAAGGCACGGTGGTTAATCTGTCTATCATGGATGACTGGGGCGTGTGGACTTACTCGCACGGTACGCATCCGCATCAAGAGAAGTGGGGGCTTGCTTTGTGGCGGGCGGTGTTGGCGCTGGGGTTGAACGTGATGCAGGCTGCGGATGAGAACGCCGAGCTGCGCCGACTTGTAAGATGGCTTGACACCGCAGCGTGGGCGTAGTAAACTCGCGTTATATTATCAGTAAATAAGGAACTTGACACCATGCCTGACCACCCAGTATTTGACCGACAAGGTTTACAAGGGCGCGTGAACACGTTGCAGCATATCGTTGATGAGCTTAAAGGGCTTGACCTTGTTGCCATCATGAATGCGGACGGTGCAGAACCCGACCAAAACCTGAAAGGTTTTCAAAATGATATGCGCCTGATGCTTGTCGCATCGCTTAATGTATTCGCCAAGGTTGTAGCCACCCGCTACTTGTTGAGTGGTATCCCAGCTAACGAAGCGTTGGATAAAGCGTGGGATGACATAGGCGATAGCTTTACATTACACGCCAAGCGTAGGGGGAAAGAGCAATGACAACTGAAACCAAAATAGAAAACACCGCAGCTAGCTACGCCGATTTGTTGAAAGCACGGGGGGATGTACCTGTAACCGTGCTGCGCCATGTGCACGCACAGCTTGGCGCGTTGCTGGCATTGATTGATACGATGGACGTAGACTTTGAGATTGAGCCTGCGCCTAGTGAAGCAGAGCAAGCGATAGCCGCTGCGCTGCGGGCGAAGTACCCTGACTTTAAAGACAAGACCGATGCCGAAGTGCTGGACTACTTCGGCGTGCAGATTGGAGAAAAGAAATGACCTCGTTAGTTAAAGCGACCGTGGGGGTGGTGCGTAAAGTGCGCCGTGCGAGTGCAAACAGTACCACCCCCGAGAGCCGAGTAGTGGCAGCCGTGAAACGCTGGGCAGTCCTACACAAAGGCGTGTATCTTGTGCGTGTTGTGCAAGGCGGCGAGAGTGGTATCGCCGACATCATCTTGTGCATCAAGGGACGCTTCGTAGCCGTGGAGTGTAAAGCGACTGGCGAGAAACCCCGCGCCTTGCAGATGGTGCATGGCGAGCGCGTGCAGAATGCGGGCGGTATTTTTATTTGGGGGGATGACGCAACTGTTATCCCCGAACTAGACAAAATTTATTCGGAGTTGTAACCATGAGAGCGACCCTTACCGCTTTACTTATTCTTTCCCTTGCAACCGTAGCCCAAGCTGACTACACAACGCGCGAGCAGCGTGTCGTTGCCGAGACCCACCGTTGCATGGATGACTACAACAAGAACGCCCAACAGCATAGCAGCATTGACCCTGTGAGCATGGCGATTTATTGCCGTAAGCAAGCAGAAAGGACGGTGCGCTGATGGCTGCCAAAAAGAAAATATGGTATGAGCTGCGCGTGTTCGCCACGCTGATTGGTATCGTGGCGTTTGTATGTGTGTTGTATTTCGCTGCGGTGGTTTATCAAAACGTGGTGCAGTACCCAACGCTGACCGACATCATGCTGCTGATGGGTGGTGGCTTTATAGTTGGCTTCCTTATCGGGCGCGTGCGCCGTGATGATGAGTAAGGAGTTGAGCCATGCCGAAAAGTAAAGCCCCCCGCAAACGCCGCGCGATACGCCACGGCATCCAGCTAGCACAGAACCAAGACTACTGGATGCCTATCAATCTATCCCTACTGCGACACGGCAATGCTGCCATGCTGGCGACAAGTAACAAGCTGGTGGACGACCACCTGCGCGACCGACTGCTTGACCCCTTGATGCTTGCGCTTGACCGCTTTGCTGGCGGTACGGCGCGGTTTGACGACTACTGGGCTGTGATACAAACTCTGTATTTCTACGCGCATCTGCTGACCGATGCGCTGACCGAGCAGCGATACCGTATCTACGAGCGCCATGATGAGTTCGGCGAGCGGTTGAATGACCTAGCTGTTGAGCGATGGTTGGAGATATATCACGAGCAGCTAGACCATGCCGAGAACGCCTACCCCGAGCTGGTGCGTGAGGTTGGTGAGCGGCAGAAACGCACAGGCAAGTATGGTATGACTGGCGATGAGCGACGCGCGATGTTGGATGTGTACGAGAACTTAGAAGAGATACTGTCTTGGTGCAGTATCGGTATGGTATTCAGGGCAGCTAACAAGTGCTGTCAAAATTTGGAGCGGGTTGAGACCGCTATACATGGTAAGCAAACGAGGAAAGAAAATGCGGTACCTAACGCTTGACTTTGAGACCTATTACGACAAGGATTATTCTCTGTCTAAAAAGGGCATGACGACCCAAGACTATATCATGTCACCTAAGTTTGCGGTGTTGATGGCTTCGGTTAAGTGGGGTGATGGCGAGACACAAGTGGTTGAAGCCCCCGACCTGCCTGCATTCTTTGCCAGCGTGGACTGGGCACAGACTGCTGTCGTTAATCACAACTCAGTCTTTGACCTGAGTATCTTGTGGTGGCGGTATGGTTATCGCCCTGCCCTTGCCGTAGATACCATGAGCCTAGCACAATGTCTTGGTGTGCCGCTGCTGACTGGCAGCGCGAGCTTGGCGAAGTGTGTGCAGTTGTTGCAAGAAGCTGGCTACGAGCTGCCATCAAAAGGCGGCGAAGTGGTAAACGCTTTGGGCAAACATCGCAAAGACTTCACGCCCGCACAATGGGAAGCCTACAAGCAATACTGTAAGACTGATGCAGACATCACATGGTTTCTTTTCAAAGTCTTGAAACAGTATGTGTCCGATGATGAGCTTGCCTATCAAGACATCATCCTGCGTTGCTACACCGAGCCACGTTTGAAAGTCCATGTGCCTACGGTTGAGTATGAGCTTGCGCGTTGCCGCGCTTACAAGGCTGGGCAGCTTGCCAAAGTGTGCGAACAGTTAGGGTGTACCCAAGATAATCTCGCTGGTGTGCTACGCAGTAACGACAAGTTCGCCGCGCTGTTGAAAGCAATGAGTGGTATAACCGAAGCCGAGATGGAGCAGGGGGCGCAGGGGAGTTTCATTATCCCTACCAAAGTTTCTGCGACCACGGGTAAAGTAACATGGGCGTTCGGTAAGACTGACGTAGGTTTCAAAGAACTGTGTGAGAACGAGTTGCCTTTTGTCCAAGCTATATGCCAAGCGCGACTGGCTGCCAAATCAAGCATTGATGAGACCCGCTGCGAGAAGTTTTTGGACTATGCAAGCTACGGCTTTTTACCAATGGGCTATAAGATTGGCGGGGCGCATACTAATCGCATGAGCGGGGGAAGTGCAGGCAGCGCAAATATGCAGAACCTACCTAGTGGCAGACGTGAGGGGCAGAGCGACCTCTTGCGCCGCAGCATCATCGCCAACGACGGGCAAGTCATCGTGAACTATGACGCATCGCAGATTGAGTGCCGTGTCCTAAACTACATCGCCAACCAAACTGATGTGCTAGGCGTATTCGCCAGTAAGGGGGATGTGTACTCATACACAGCGGCGGGAGTGTATGGTATCCCTTATTCTGAAATCAACGAGGGGCGTAAGAGCAGCAACCCCGAGATAGCCGCCAAGTATAAACCCATCCGCAACTACGGCAAGACGTGTGCACTCGCATTAGGTTACGGGCAGGGAGCAGCGGGGTTTCAGAAGTACGCTTTGGTAAATTCAGGTATCAACATGAGCCTTGACGAAGCCAAACGCACCGTAACCGCATGGCGTAAAGCTAACTATGCGGCGGCGGGGTTTTGGAAAACCTGCGACCAAGCTTTACAAGTTATGGTAGACGGCGGGCAGATGTATTTCGGCGGACAGGATGGCAAGATGTTTTTCGCCGATGGCAAACGTTTCCTACTGGGGCGACACGTTCCAGGCATCCAAATGCCTAATGGTTTGTGGTTGAATTACCCCAACCTGCATGTGGATATGTCTAGTGGCAAGCCTCAGTTCGTGTATGACAAGATGGGATATACAGGAAAGCCTTTAAAGTCAAAGGCGTATGGGGGTCTTATCTGCGAAAACATTGTGCAGAGCTTGGCGTTTGCCATCATGAAACAACAGGCTTTATGGATTGCCAAATATTATCCCATCGTTATGAACACCCACGATGAGTGGTGTGTGGTCGTACCACGCGACCAAGCCGAGACCGCCGCCGAGTACATGGCGCGGTGTATGAGAACTGCCCCCGACTATGTGGCTGGTTTACCCCTTGATACCGAGGGCGGCTGGGCGCAGAGTTACGGAGCAGTTGATGATGACTGGTCTAAACGACCTGATAACCCCGACCGAGTACATCGGTTTGACCCTAACACAGGAGACATTTTATGAAAGTTACGAAAATTAAATCCGTAGAACATCATATTAAGAAAGCCCGCGAGCATCTGTTCGCGCTAGAACTCGCCACCCGCGCCGAGCGCGAAGCGACCATAGAGAGCGTGGAAAAGGATAGCCAGTTCGCCCGCCGAACCTTAGACTGGTTGCACTTCGCCGAGACCGTAGCTGAACACATTGAGCATTACACCGTACCGCAATACGGCGACGCGCCTGACGACCAAGTAGAGGGTTGGACGGCAGAGCATTGCGTGAACCAGTTACACAAATACGCCAGCCGTTTCGGCAGCAACAAACGCGATGGGCAAGATGCGCTTGACCTCTTAAAGATTGCACATTATGCTCAGTTGGCATACGACAAACTTCAAAAGGAAACGCAACATGGCTCGTAAATATGTAGGCAGCATCGTAGATTTTTTCGTAACCGAGCACAAGGTTAGCCGCGTGGAAGCCACGCGTATGATTGACACCGTGCTCAATGGTATCGCCCACCAGCTACGCGAGGGCAACGAGGTTATTATCCGTGGGCATGGTACGTTCCGTGTGTCGCGCAGCAAGCCGCGCAAGAACAAAGGGTTTGGTAAAACTGAGACCATGACTAAGCCACGCGCTAGGGTTTCATTCCGCGCCTGCCCTGCCCTACGCGACTGGTTGGAGCAAGGCTACAAAAATACTGACACAAAATAATGCTTGACGAGCGTTGAGAACTAGCGTATAATGTACGCTAGTTTTTTATTTAGGAGCGCAACATGAGCGGTAAACACCGTGTGTTTTCATTCACAGCGATTAAACAATTTGAACAATGCCCCCGCCAGTACAAGGAAGTACGGATTGAGAAGCTGCATCCCTACGAGCAGAGCGAGGAAGCGCAATGGGGCGAGTACGTTCATAAGTGTTTAGAGGATGCCATCACACAGGGCGAAGCCTTACCGCATAACGTTAGCCAGTACCAGCCGCTAGTTGATGCGGTTGCCCAACGCAAAGCCGCAGGCTGGGAAGTATGGTGCGAGAAAACATTTGCCATCATGAACAACGACCAAGCCGAGTTTACCGATAGCGAGGACACATGGTGGTCGCCCAAGAATAAATTGGCGGGCAACATTGACTTGTTGATGGTCTCACCCGACGGCAAGGAAGCCATCATCAACGACTGGAAAACAAACAAGTCGGCGAAGTATGCCGACCCCAAACAGATAGACCTCTACGCGCTGGGCACGCTGCTGGCGATACCCACGTTGGAGAAAGTAACAGGCTGCCTGATGTTTATCTGCGATGAGTACAAGATGGTTAAGTCCACCTACACCCGCGCAGACATTGACCGCTTGTTGCACGAATGGAGTTTCAAAGCCCAGCGCATACGGCTGGCGATTATTAACAACAACTTCCCCGAGGGCGCGGCGACACCGCTATGCGGCTGGTGTCCATGTTCCGAGTGCCCCAACTGGCAGCAGGGGCAGGACTTCCGCGAGCGTAGAAAGAAACGGCGATGAACCTAATCACATTCCCCTATCCTGCGCAGCGGGTGGTACGCATCCTATCTGACAACGTAGGCAATGTAACTAAGACCATCCCCGACGCGCAGCCAGTACAGTATTATCCTAACGGACAGGCACACATTGATGTGCCGTGGACACTCCACAACATGACGCTGCTATCGCAGATAATGCAGCCTGCGGTTAGTACCATCTTTGATGGCTATGGTTTCTCAGGGCGAGACCGCCCCTACTACCACCAGCTTCGTATCGCTGAGTTCCTTACACGCAATCCGAGAGCGTACTGTTTCGCAGGGATGGGTACAGGTAAGACACGCAGCGCGTGCTGGGCGGCTGACTATCTGATGACGATGGGCGTTGTGAAACGCGCGTTGGTGGTCTGCCCCAAGAGCTTGATGTACTCGGCATGGGTTGATGACCTGATGGCGACGTGCATACACCGTACCCACACCGTACTCTACGGCGACCGCGCACGGCGAGAGCAGCTTGCCCTCACGCGGCAGACTGACTTTGACATTGTGAACTTCGACGGCGTGGAGATTCTTGGCAGCATCTTAGTCGATAAGGGTTATGACCTTATCATCATTGACGAGAGCACAGCATACAAAGACCCCAGCACGAAGCGATGGAAAGCGCTGGCGAAACTGGTTAAACCTCAGACCCGTGTATGGGCGCTGACTGGTACACCTACACCGCAAGGACCGATGGATGCCTACGGGCAAGGCAAGCTGGTAACACCTGACCGCCTACCCAAGACCAAGACCATGTATCGAGACATGGTGCAGTACAAGGTTGCTACGTTCATTTGGAAAGACAAACGCAACTGGCAGGAGACTGTGAACAATATGTTGCAGCCTGCTATCTATATCCGTAAGGCAGACTGTTTAGACCTACCACCAATAACTCGCCGCTACATTGACGTTGGGTTGAGTAAGCCCCAGCAGCAAGCGCTGGAAGCGATGCGTAAGGATATGGTAGCTAACTTTGACACAGGGCATCAAGCGGTGGCTGCCAACGCTGCGGTGCTGTGGGGTAAGATGCGGCAGATATATTCAGGTGCTATCTACGCTGAGGATGGTGCAGCGATGATACTGGATAACAAAGAACGTATCGCCGAGACCATCTCGCTCATCAAACAGGCTAAGGCTTCGGGGGATGATAGCGTGGCAGAGGGCAAGCCCCACAGTAAAGCGCTGGTGTTCGTACCGTTCAAGCACGTCATGCAGGTGTTGGAGGATGCGCTCAAAAAAGAATTTGATGTTGCGGTCATCTCAGGCGACACGAACGTCCACGAGCGCAAGCGCATCTTGGATAGCTTCCAAAAGGCCCCGACCCCGCAAGTTATCTTAGCCATCCCCGAAGCATTCTCGCATGGCATCACGGCAACAGCCGCCAGCCTCACAGTGTGGTACGCACCCCCCAGCAGAACAGAGACCTACCTCCAAGCCTGCGAGCGCATGGACAGACCAGGGCAGACGCAGCACATGAACATCGTACATCTCCACGGCGACAAGTATGAGCGAGAGATGTACGAGAACCTAGCCAACAACCAACAAAACCAAGAAGCGCTGCTTAAACTTTACTACGGCGTTCTTGGTAAACAACAAGGATGACCTATGTATAAGATTGATTTCCCCGACGTGGGCTACACCCCTGACAATCTACGCCGCCTTATTGAAGCGGCAGGTTTAACCCAACAGCAGGCAGCGGATGCCGCCAAGGTATCACGGCGTACCATACAAGCATGGCTGGCAGACCTTGACTGCCCCACGCGGACAGATATGCCACACAGGAAGTGGGAAGAGTTGAAAGATTATTTGCTCAACCCTATTGACAAACGAGAGTAATCAGCGTATGATACTCAGTAAATAACGCAGGAGACCAACATGAGTACCCAAGACCTAACCCAGTACAACGAAGCACAACTTGCCGAGTGGTATATCAACAACCGCAACTGGTTGAGCGACCGCAAGAAAGAGTACGAAGCGAGTATCGCCGAGGTTGAGGAGTTGCAAGACGCATTGGAAGTAGAAATGCAGAAGCGACTCAACGCATCAGGTGCTACCAGCTTCCGCACCACAGGCGGAACGATTGTCCAATCAACGCGGGTGTCATACACCGCCGAGGACAGAGCAGCTTTCTGGCGGTACATCGTGGAGAGTGGTAACTACGAAGCGACCACACTCAAACCGACCAAAGAATTTGTGGAGGATTATGCCCGAGAACATAATGGGCAGCTTCCAGCAGGCGTTGCCAGCCACGCGCAGGCAGTAATTTCAGTAAAGAAACCAACCACTAAATAAGGAACACAGAAATGAGTAACCAAGTTATTCCTATCGCACAAGGCGGTGTCGCCCCTCTCGCTACGCTCGGCGCGATGCCAGCGTTCATGCAACAAGCGGCTGCCCAATCATCAATGGGTACATTCGGCGACGGCTTCTCAGGCGGTCGTCGGGTACAGCTTAAAGGCGGGCAGATTAACTTCCTCGCTGAGGATGGCAAACCAATGGGCGCGGTGCAAGACGCTAACGGAACAGTAGTATTCCCCCAATATGTGAACAACGCGCGCATCATCATCGTTGGTATCGCACCGCACGATAACACCACATACCGCACATACTATGCCACTCAATATAAAGAGAGCGAGAGTCTACCACCTGATTGTTGGTCTGCTGATGGTGTGCACCCAAGCCCTAAATCATTCGCACCTCAGTCGCATGATTGTGCAAGCTGCCCTAAAAACGTAACGGGTACTTCCTCAACAGGTAAGGGTAAAGCCTGCGGCAGCCGTAAGAAATTAGCGGTGGTATTTGCCGATGACCCAGCGATGCGCGTATTCAGTATGGACTTATCAGGCACAGCCTTGTTTGGTAAATCGGCCCGCGAAGCAGAGGGTTACTTTACTCTATCCGAGTATGCCAAACGTTTGAAACAAGGCGGCGCAATTTGGGAGGGCGTGGTTACTGAGGTTTGCTTCTCCGAGGGTGCTAATATCGGTGTGCGCTTCCGCGCGATTGGTTACGCTACGCAAGACCAGTTCACACGCATCATGGCAATGAAGTCCGAAGCCGATACCATCAAGGCGTTGGAAGTAGACTTCCATGAACGCAAACTGGATGATGGTAACGCCCCCGCCGCTGCGACGTATCAAGCGCCCAACGCTATTGCTACGGATTACAAAGCGGCGATGCTTACTAACCCAGTATTCCAAACTACCTTAGCACACCTGCGCGAGTGGGCGAACCACCCAAGCGTAACCCCCGAAATGGTACGCGCCGAAGCTGCTAAATACAACGTAACTCTTTAATTGAGAAGGAAACTAATTATGCTACCCGAATTAAACGCAATGCAATTCAACTTCGCCAACATCAAAATGGAGCTTCAATTCTCCGCCGATGGCAAAGCAACGATGGTCTTTACCCCAGTTGTTGAGACCGAACTCGTAGCTGTCAAATCGCATGAGCAGCCAGCCGCTCCCGC